AGTTTCAACAGTATTTTATATAAATCGTAATGTATACAATGGAAATAGATTTGAAGACCCACGAGGTATATGCACAATGTTCATTCAGGAGATTAAGCAGTAATGAAAATGGAATTGAAACCTGAACTCCAAGTACAACTAGAACTTGATGCCCACGAGAAGGAGTGTGCCATAAGATACCAAATGGTAGATGACAAACTTGTAGCACTTGATAAACGTATGTGGAGAATAGAAGCAATGATAATGGCAAGTACTATAACTGTAGTTGCCCTTATGATAAGTATAATTATGAAATAGAAAGTTAGCTAAATGATAGACCCAATTTCTGCTTTCGCTGCAATTACTGCAGGGCACAATACAATTATGAAAGCTATACAAATTGGTAAAGATTTGAGTTCACTTTCTCATGCTGTGGGAAAATATGCCCAAGGTGAAGCCCACCTTCAATTCGCAGAAACCCAAAAGAAGAACAGTAGGTTCTCCTTCGCAGAAGATTCAGCCATAGAAAAACATTTCAAGAAAGAACAGCTAGATGACATGAGAAACGAATTGCGTTCTATGTTCCTTCTATATGGAAAACCTGGGCAATGGGAAAGATTACAGTCTGAAATAGCTTCAGAAAGAGCCAGAATCAAAAAAGAATTAGCTATACAACAAAAGATAAAAGAAAGAAACCTAACCATAACTATAGTAACTGCTATCTTAATATTAGGTGGCATAGGAATGGTTACTTGGATTAAATTTTTACAGGGAACATTATGATGTTTAAAGCATTAGTTGTAGCTTGTGCTATAGCAAACCCAAAGATGTGCGTTACATTCGAGGACACTATGTACAAACTAGATACAGAACAACAATGTATGGCAAGAGTTTATGAGATGCGTAAAGATATTGCAGAAAATTTAAAACATATGAAAGCTATAATGTACAAATGTATTCAATTAAGAAAAGGTAAGTTCACATGATACAAATACTAACAGGTCTATTAGGACTAGCAGGAAGTGCTGTTGATGGTTATGTAGAAACTAAGAAAGCCAAAGCAAAACAAAAGCTAGTTAAGATAGAAGCAGAAACATCCTTGATGGAAAAACAAATCACAGGCGAGATTGCTTGGGATGTAGAAGCCATAAAGGGTTCAAAGGACTCGTGGAAAGACGAGTATTTAACAATTTTGTTTAGCATACCCTTGCTACTATGCTTCTTGCCTTGGACAGTTGAGTATGTCGAAAGAGGGTTTATGGCACTAGAGCAAACACCAGTATGGTTTCAGTACACTTTAGGAGTCATAGTGTCGGCTTCATTTGGAATCAAAGGTGCAACAAAGATGTTTGGAAAAAAATAAATGGAGACAGTAATAGATTTAGTTTTAATTGGGCTGTTTCTACAGACCCTAACAGTAATAGGTGTTTTTGTTAATACAGGTATAAACATTGTGTACCGTATGAAAGAGAAGAAGGAGTCATGTAAATGTCAAAAATGAAGAAGCTAATGGAACAACTACATGAAGAACTAGCATATAAACTTTTGGAAACAGTACGTGACCCAGAGTCTAAGGCTAGTGAAATGAATGTAGTTAGACAATTCCTAAAAGACAATGACATGACAGCATTGCCTACTGACGATAATGTCATGCAGCAGATACTAAAAGATTTACCATTTGATGAGGAACTAGATTCAGTACAATGATTAACAGTCCATGCACCCAGAAATGTCACGTAAATCCAGACTTCGGATATTGTACAGGATGTTTTAGGACAGCCTCAGAGATTGCTAAATGGCAACGAGCAGATGATAGAGAAGCACTAGATATTTTAACCAACACAAAAATTAGAAAAAAGAAGTGGGAGAACAGATGTCACTATATGACAATATGAACAAAAGAAAGAAGGCAGGGACATCTCGTCCTAAGTCAAAGTCAACAGTATCACCAAAAGCCTACGCAAACATGAAGGCAGGATTCCCAAAGAAAAAAACTAAGAAAGGATAAGTAATGCCAACAGGAAAAGGAAGTTACGGAACTAAAAAAGGTAGACCACCTAAACCTAAAGGAAAATAATCATGGCTATATATGGAGGAGCAAGTGTATCCATAGGTAAACCATCTAGGATAGGCAAAGGTGAAGCAGGTCATGGTAGAAAAAAATCTAAAGTCTACGTAATGAACAACGGTAAAGTTAAGAAGGTTATGTTTGGTGACCCTAATATGAGCATCAAAAAGAATCAACCTGCTAACAGAAAAAGTTTTCGTGCTAGACACAACTGTGATACAGCCAAAGATAAAACATCAGCACGTTATTGGAGTTGCAAAGCATGGTAAAAGATTTTAAGAACTTCCTGTATATGGCATGGAAGCATCTAAACCTACCAGACCCAACACCAATACAGTACGACATAGCAGATTATCTACAGAACACCAACGAAAGACGTGAAGTCATAGAAGCATTTCGAGGTGTAGGAAAGTCGTGGATTACATCTGCTTATGTTTGTCACCAATTATACTTAAATCCACAAATGAATATACTTGTGGTGTCAGCATCAAAGACTAGAGCAGATGACTTTAGTACCTTTACATTAAGGTTAATACATGAGATGCCTCTTCTTGCCCATTTAAGACCCAAGGATGGACAAAGAATGTCTAAGATATCATTTGACGTTGCACCTGCTAAAGCCTCTCACGCACCGTCTGTGAAGTCTCTAGGGGTAACTGGACAGTTAACAGGAAGTAGAGCAGATTTAATTATTGCAGATGACGTTGAGTCAGCTAACAACTCTATGACACAAATGATGAGAGACAAGTTAGCAGAAACTATTAAAGAATTTGAAGCTATTATAAAACCTAAAGGACGTATTGTGTTCTTAGGTACACCACAAACAGAAATGTCCATCTATAACTTACTAGATGAACGTGGATATAAAACTAGAATATGGACTTCTAGGTTTCCAGATGACCGACTAAAGGTAGCTATGGGTAATAAACTAGCACCTGTCATTGCTGAGAAAGAAGGACACGAAGGAAAACCTACAGACCCATTAAGATTTGATGATGATGACCTACTAGAACGAGAAGCATCTTATGGTAAGTCAGGATTTGCATTACAGTTTATGCTTGATGTAAGCCTCTCTGATGCCAATAAGTATCCTCTAAAGATAAATGACCTTATGGTTATGTCTGGCTGTTCTACATGGTCTGAAGCCCCAGTAAAACTACAATGGGCATCAGGCAAAGAACAACTAGACGGATGTAAGCATTTACCTAACATTGGATTAAAAGGAGACTATTGGTGCAATCCTATGACGATATCCCCAGAGACTGCTGTCTGGGACGGAAGTGTGATGAGTATCGACCCTGCAGGACGAGGAAAGGACGAAACAGCTTACGCAGTAGTCAAGATGATGAAAGGTCAACTATATCTGACAGCCTGTGGTGGGACGAAGAATGGTTATCAAGAGGATTCTCTGGCAGTCTTGACTCACGTAGCCAAGTCTCAGAACGTCAACAAAATAATTGTAGAAAGCAACTTCGGAGACGGAATGTTTACACAATTATTAAAGCCTGTTTTAGCTAAGAAGCATCCTGTAAGTATAGAAGAAGTTAGACACAATGTTCAAAAAGAGAAACGTATCATTGATACATTAGAACCTATGCTCAATCAACACAGGCTCGTAGTAGATGAGAGGGTAATACTTGATGACTACAACTCTGAGACAGAATTAAAGTATAAACTGTTCTATCAACTTACAAGACTTACACGTGACAGAGGTGCACTTATACATGACGATAGGTTAGATGCTTTAAGTATAGCTGTAGCCTACTGGATTGAAACTATGGATAGAGACATAGACATGGCTGTACAAGACCATAAGAACGAACTGTTAGAAGATGAGTTAGACAGATTCATGGAAGCAGCTATGGGTAAGAAAGGTAATACAGACAACTGGACTAACCTATATGAAGGTAGAGATAGACCATAACAATTAATACCCCCTCACATAGATAGGGGGGTAAACCCCATTATAGTATAACTATAGTATAACTATATAGGTAGTATATAGGTAATAGGGATATGTCATTTCTTTAAGTATTACTTTAGGTATTACTTTAGGTATTACTTTAGATGAGGCTAGAAATGAGCCTTTAGTTTTACTAAAAAAATCTGAGGGGCTTATACGAGTATCCTGCTGCCAATTTACCCCATACCATCCTTTAAAAATCCTTAAAAAAACAAGTCATTCTTTAAGATTGTCTAAATAAATTGTTTATTATTCCATTAAATATTAAGTAATGATTGGTTTAACATGGGATTAAATAGCCAATTACTATTATTAATG